AAACGCTGATTGTAACCTCGCCATTCGCGGCTTGAAGTTCGCGCCACAAGGAATCGGAATCCTTTGTCGTGATGTCTACCTCGGACGCCGTGACAGTAAAAGCCGTGGATCTCATGCCGGCGACCGTTGTCATAATCTTGCCGGTAGTCGTGCCAGATCCGTTGTCGGTAATCGCGACATCGCTGGCTCCGGAAATTCCGGTAGCCTTGGTCAGGTGGATAGTAAATGCGTTGGTCGAAACGTCGCCCGCATAGTAAATCTTGCTAGGGGTTAGCTCGGCCGGAACGGCTCCGCCAGAATTGGTAAAGATGATCGCGTCACCGTTTGCCATTCCGTGAGCCGTGTAATTACAGGTATTGGTTCCGTTCGTAAATGTTACTGTCGCGCCAGCAGGCGCCTTTCTTAATAGAAACGCTGAGCCTTTCTCGGCCATGATGAATCTCCCATGAGCTTACTGTGTATCACTTAACAACAATTCCACTGATAATATCCGGCCATAGACGTCTTGTTCGTCGGCTATGCGTGGTCCAGATACATTAACGTAAACGGTTTTAAACCCTGTGATTGAAATGCTACTCCTGTGGAACAGTGTCCTGATCCTTTCGGCCAGAGACTCGATGGCAGCAGTTGAACCTGACAGTGAAGAGTAGACGCGAATATCGCGGATAATTCGTCGCCCTGTAGAATTCTTCGAGTCATTCGGTTCGTCGGCTATCTCACCCGCTGTTATCACATACGGCAATTCAACATCTTTAGGTACAGGCTCATAAGTAAATATTGCTGGACGGCCATCCCATGTAGACAGGCCGTTCGTCAGCGTGACATCGTTTGATAAGGCTGTGTAAAAAGCTGCGCTTAACGCACTCACTTTGCCAAGATCCTCTTAATATCGTTTCTTCGCCTTAATAGCGGGGGACGTAAAAATGGTCGAGCCGCCATGAATCTTGTTCCGAACTCTAGAGCTTTTGCTTTAGCTCCCTGGGTGGACCCGTATGCTCCCGTGATCCTGCTTGGCGTTGATCTTACATCGGCTACTATGCTTCGCACAAGGTCGCCCTCTACTCGCTTGGGAGGCTCGCCTGGCTTAGATGGGTCTGAGCCACGCCTTGCCTTACCGGCGCCTGTAGTTGGCTGACTGACGTTAATCGAGATAATGACATCGCCTCGAAGCATCTGAACGACCATACCCATGTTGGTCTCGATCTGCTTTCTAGTCTTGCCCAGCACTCGCCCGCCGTTCCAGATTATCTTTGGTCGAGAGGCCATTAGGTCTTGCGCTCAGATAGCTGTAGCTTCGTGTGATGCGCTCTGGAGGGCGCGAGAGCTGCGACGACATCGAGACTAAGGCCATCTACCAAAACCCTGTCGTCGCGCTCCAGAGAGACTGACGGCAGCACGTAAGCTATGTACTGGATATGCTCATCGTCTCTAGCGGCCACGATTAGATCTTTAGCCCTGGCAGCATAGTAACGGAGAATGATTGCCGGATTTGTTGGATGGTCGATGTAAGACTCGACGTCTCCGCCTTGTCCGTCTGACGTCCAGCTAGGAACCTTTACCGTTCCAGAGGCGTTAAGAAGGTCGGCGCTGATAACAGAATCAGACATTAAATTATCACCTGATAACGTCCTAGGATCTGCCCGACGTAGGCCGACTCGACTCCGCCGAACGTGCCCGACCAATCGCCGATCCTCTCTTGCTTGATCGCGCTATCCCTCTTACGCCCCTTGAACCATGCGTTCGCGATTTCGATTGCCGCTTGCTCGATCTCGAAAGGAAGTGTCTGGCACGATAGCGTGACGGTTGCTCCGGCCGCTTCCGTATCTGTTGGCGTTTCCACGACGGTAATAACCAGATCTGTTCTGCTCGCCACGGTGTATTCAATATTAAGCCCTGTCGCAGCGAAGCCGCCGAACGCAATAAAGTCGCCTTCGACAAGGATAGGCCACTTACCAGCGGTTCGAGTGAAAGTCTTTGCCGTTGCGTTGCTAGCACAATCAACAAAGCCGTCATCGACAACAATGTTGTCAGAGGGAAGAAGGTAGCCATAAGTATATCCAAGGGAGTAGTCATCGTCGCCAGCCTGCGGTAAGTAATGTCGTTCGATTAATGAGCGCACCGGAATGTTCTCCCTCCAGCCGTCCTCCTTAAAGACAATCCCAGACCGACCATCGTCGTAGATCTGGTACTCGGTCGCCGCAATAGTCGCAGCGTCGAGAGTCAGAACTCCAAGGTCGACCAACGGGAATAACTTCATTACTTTGGTTGTATTGCTGTTGCCGTTAAAGGTTTCTGTAACAACCTCGCGACCAAACTTTCTGCGGCAACGTGACTCGATGTAATCGCTAACTCGCTGAATAACGCTAGCAAGATAAACATCATCGTTGTCGCCTGCCGCAATCGCCAGCTTTAAATCAGCGAGCGTTATCAGGTCTGCGTTTAGTCGCTTGGTCGTTACAGTAACGCTCATTTTGTTACCATCTTCCTATCGTTGTCTCGGACGGAACGCTTTTTCTCGTCCTTAGTTGATGGAGCAGAAGCCGGCCGCTCGGGCCGGACCTGTTTATTCGGCGAGTCAGAATTAACCATTGAGCTGTTCGTCAAGCTCTTCAGTAGCCGCTCGCAAAACATCCAGCTCTGCCATACTTTTGTTGACAGCCTCGACGAGTGAAACGTCCTCAGAGAAGCCATCAATAGCCGCAAGCCGGCTAGCCTTAGCCTCTTCATTTGAAGCGACAAAGGAGACCGTTGCTTCTTCAGAATCTGCCACAGCTTTTTCAGCCTCGCTAACCAGAGCCTGGCCCGCTTCTTTATCTTCGGATGACTTGAGGGACTTCTTAGCTTTAGCAACATTGCCATTCGCCTCTTTGGTTTTTCCTTCCAGGATAGAGATCTGTTCTTCACCTGCAGCGCTCGCCTCTCGGTCCTGCTCGATTAAGATCTCGACTCCGCCAGTCTGGCCCGCTAGCTCTTTCTCAGCAATATCGCAAGCCCTCTGTGTCAGTCGATCTGCATCGTTTACAAGATCTTGCACTTCTCGGAGATTCTTGGCGATCAACTTCTTCGCGTCGTTCGAGCGGTGAATAGCCGACATCGCTTTCGCGACCGCCGTCGCGGCGTTGCTAGCAGCAGGCGCGGCTTGATGGCGACTAGCCTCGCCCTTGCTAACAAGCTGCGCTGCAACCGACTTAGGAAACCGGCCGACTTCACCAGCATTTAAGCCTTTCGCGTTTCGAACCATAGTGACTAAGACTTTTTGTTCTGGGCCGATGTCAACGACTTCAGGCATTGACGCCATGTTCGCGCCAGTCCGTGACCCAGATCCTTTGTTAGTTACTGTCATTTCAATTCCTCCTTCACTTTAGATTTGGGCGGAATCTCGCGCTGAGCTTCGCCCGCCTTTACTGCCTCGTCTGCTGTCGCCTCATCGACCATCGCTGAGTCGCCAGCGTTCATGCCGTTCTTACAAGACTTAATATAAATAATTTTGACTTTCATTTGTAGCTCCAACTGCCTGTGACTAATCGGACGCTCGCCTCGCCAATCGTTGGCTTGATATGCGCGGCGTCATTATCGGGTAAAAATAAGGGGAAAGGATCTCCCCCTTATTCGGTTCTCACTTTAAGCGGCTGGGTACTCTGAAGCTCCGCCTAGAACGATAACGCCACCGACAACGCTTGTGTCGGTTCCGCTTGCGCTCATGTCTGGAAGCACTTGACATCGGATGTGGCGACGAGCGCCACGGATGTCAACGTCCAGTTCAGTCTGAAAGGCTTCAGCGGTAAAGCTTTCGCCGTCCGGAGCCAAGACGTTGGCGGCAGCTAATGCTGTCCCAAAGTCTGCCCAGGATGAACCGTCCGCACTGTCTTGAAAGTTAGCAGCGATACTCAGCGTCTCCCCGTCAGCGACAGTGCCATTTCCAACAACGATAAGCTTTCCGCTTTCATACAAACTGCCCAGCGCTTGCCGGTCAATTGTAGTGCCGTCGATCTCGGTATTGTCGCCCGTGCCGGCAGCAGTAACCGCCGTAATAAGTAACCCCTGTTTTACGAGAATTTCTTCTCCAATATCTCTTCCTTTCATACTCATGTACTCCGAATCATTGAGGGCTCAACGCCCCCTCAGATCATCTTTCTATTAAGCTGATGCGTAAGCCACAGTCGTCTTGACTGCGATAGACTCACGATGACGAACCACCATGTCGTGTCGAGCGATTGCCCGAATAACCAGAAGGTCGTTATCGAATGCAGAGACCGTTGCGCCTGCGCTGTCAACAAAGCTGGCAGAGTCAGAGATAGCAAAGTCAATCACCTTACGATCACCAATAATGACGTCAGCCATATCGACAAGGTAAAGCTCAGATCCGCCGCGAGTACCGCCGCCCAGGTTATCAGGAATGTTGTTGGTCACACCGACGCCCCAGCCATTCAGTTTGTCAAGAGCAAGCTCAGGACCGAATACCAGATTGTTGTTGCCGTCGACCAAGTTCCACTTCATGAAAGTGTTAGAGCGCATGGACATAATCCACTTAGGATTGATCATCCGGACATTCGCATCAGAGAGCGACGTGATCATTTCTGACAAGTCGGCCCGTACCTCGGCAAGTGTAGGATCTGTCCCGTCGTCAGCGCCATTCGATACCGTGACGTTCGCATCCGCAGCCCAATAGCGAAGACCTTTAGGACCAGAAGCAGTACCGAGACCGCGAAGGAAATTCGTGTCCTCGGTAGTCGCCATTGATGCCGTGATGTCGCCGATCAC